GTCCTAAAGCGCTTACTACTTTAGAACCGCCGAGGTAGGACCCGCAAATTTATTCGCTATTATATCAACTACTTACTTGCATTTAACATTCGCGAGCATATGTTCTCCCTTGTCGCCACGGTGCGACATTGAATGGAAGGACAATGCAATGCTTTATTCTCTTATGATGCTTATCACGATCAACGGCCACGCTGATGCATATGTACTGGATCATGGATTGACCCGCTCAGACTGCACTAAGGCGGTTGCCCGCTCGGTTGAGCTGTACCGCCGACATGGCGCTCGGGTGCAGGCGTCCTTTGTCTGCAAGGTGCAGGGTTAAGCGATGGCGCGCCCCTTATCCCTCATGCTTCATGGCCTGCGCCATGACTTCCCCGCATTCATTGGCTTTGCGGTGATCTTCATAGGAGCGGCCCTGATATGAGCGCGCCCGCACTGGAGCCGCATTGCGGTAGCTGGGTGATCGTCCGCAAGGTGGACGGTGTGGCGGTGCTGGAGACGTTCTCCGCCCGCGTGGCGTCCGCAATCAACCTTACTGCATATGACGTACTGACAGCCGCGCAATGGCTGGGCAGTCTCAATGGAAGGACAGCACGATGACCGCATACAATCCCATAGAGGCAATGAACCGGCTCAAGGCGGCTGGCCTGCCCGCCAAGCAAGCGGAAGCCTTGGCGAACGAGATGCACGGCGTTATAAGCCAGCTTGTGACAAACGAGCAGCTACAGGCCGCGCTCAATAAGCAAGCGCTCTATATCATCGGCATTCTTGGCACGGTGATCGTCGGCGCTGCTACCGTTCTAGGCGTCATCCTCTCCCACTAAGCCGAAACGAGCGGCCCTATCCCGCATAGGGTCGCACGTCGCGACGCATTGGCCATGCGTTGCCTGATGATGGCAGGCCATAGGAATAGAACGATGACAGATTATCGCCAGCAATTGGAAGCCCGCTTTAGCGTTGAGCAGGTCCGCCGCACATTCGAGGGAGTGTCCTTCTCTCCTGAGAAACGCGCCCATGATGCTGTTAATGAAGCCGTCGAGTGGCTCAATCACTGGATGCCTCAGCTAGAAGATGACACCGAGCGCGAACGGGTCTTTAATCGCTTCGCTCATTTATGGATTGCACTTCAACAGGCGCGCGGACGCACAATTTCACCGATGATCGTCGGTCCCGCGCGCTTCCCCGTGGATCGCAACCGCAAGGCTATGGCGACGGAAGACAAGCGCCGCACGGAATATCTGGATTTCTCCGCCAGTGTCGAGGCGCGGATAGCCAAACGTGATGCGCCGCCAAGCTCAGTTATTACCAGTGACGATCCGCAGGCCTTAGACAAGCTACGCGAGAAGTTGGCCGCGATCGAGGCGGAGGCCGACAATATGGTGAGATGGAATAAGCAATTCGCCAAGGGGGGAGTGGATGCAATGGACTGCGGCGATACGCTCAAGCAATCCGTCCGCGACCTTATGGCTCGCTGCGAATATCTCAAAGTGCCGTTCATCGCCAGTAATCGGCGCGCGGAAGCGCGGAGGATCAAGGGGCGTATAGAGCAACTGGAACGGCAGGCCAGCGCTACCACTATAGAGAAGACCGTGGGCGACGTGCGAATCGTTGCCGATCCCGAAGCCAACCGAGTGCGCATCTATTTTCCGGGTAAGCCGGACGCAGATAAGCGTATGGCATTGAAGCGTTCGGGATTCCGGTGGGCACCGAGCGAGGGAGCATGGCAGCGTTTCTATAGTGCATCGGCCTTTCACGCCGCGCAGGCAATCGCCGCCTAACTCCCTCCCATAACAAACGCGCCCCCTTTCGTGGGAAAGGGCGGCCAGGACAAGGAATTGAGACGATGAGCTATCAACTTAAGGCAGATGAAATATTAGAGGCGTTAGCAATAGCGGGAGCGCCACGCGCGGCGGAATTGACCGCCAGGATTGAGGCCGCGACCAACGAGGCAGCGCAATACCTTGCTGAGATAACAGGGACGATTGCAGGCGTGGGCGATTTTCAGGGTTTAGGCTTCGCTGGGCTGTGCGTCCCTTTTCACCCGGCACACGAGGGGCAGGATATCCCCGATTGCATGGCCGGATTCGATGCTGAAGACGAATGGATATTTGACGGGGCCGATCATGTGGAAGCCAGTGACGGCTTCGCCTGCCAAGCATGTGGCCGGGCGGAGTGGCAGTGCAGCGCCAGCCCGTGCGAAGCTGTGGAGCGCGACCGTGCGGAATAGGCGTAACGCTCACCCCCCGATCATGGGAATGGACGGGCGGCTTGACCCCCGTCTCGTGGGAATACAGAGCGATGACGATGATGGGTGGACGTGGAGGGCCGGGACATACGGAAAAGAGCCTGACGGGCCTCCTGTGGCCATTATTCCCGATGTTTGGTGCGGCACTCAGGCCGATGTGGAGCAGATGGCGGCTGAGATCTGGGCTAGGGGCGGGGAAGGCGTGATGTTAAAGGACGCTGAATCCGTTTATCGTCGCGAGCGGTCGAACGCCTGGCGCAAATATAAGCGCAATGGCTGGGCAACGCGCAAGGTGGCGTGACCATGTTAATTTCCGGCCCCTCAAATGAGGTCGAGATTATTAAACAGCCCCTCTCGGGAGAATGACGTTGGAATACGAACTGCAAGAGATCACCGCCGACCGTGGCCCGGATCTGACTTTCACCGGGCGGCTGGTGGCAGAGTTCGCGATGGGAAAGGATAAGCCCCGATCAACCGCGCTGGAGCTATGGGAGACGCGCGCCGGGAATTGGGTGCTTATCACCATTGCCACGTCAGCAGTTGAGGGGGAGGTTGATCGCTACGAAACGATGATCCTCGATCAACCGAGCAAGCGGGACCGGATCATCGCGGCGATGGACAGGATGGGCTGGAGCAACCCGGCGCGGGCGCTGGCCAAGCGGGCGGGTTGGGTGCTTAAGATGGAGGTGGATTAACGCGGGCCGGGCTTGATACCGGCTTCGGATCGGCACCCGCTTCACACTTCGCATTACCTGTTGTTCCCGCTTGGAACCTCTCGATTTTCAACCTTTGGGCAGGCGCGCACGTCGCTGTGGTTTTTCCCGTCGGCCATCTCACGCGTGTCCATCCACGCCGCCGCGTCACAGCCTATATACCCCTCTCGCGAGAATATGCACCCCCCTTTCGCGGGAATACGGGCGCCGAGCCGGTCGTGACCCCAGCCCAGCGCCCTCCGGCTCCCCCGATGCCGGATCTCAGATCAGGGACAGGATGGAGAATTCGCGGCTGAATATGCCCGGTTTGACCTTGCCGCCCACAGAGAACGGGTTTTCCTTCACCGTGCCGAAATAGGTCTTGGCCTGCCGATATGTCGTGGGATCGGGATCGAAACACCACAGCGCCGGGTTGCGCGTGCCCAGCTTCTTCATCAGCGGGGCAAACATGGTCATCTCTTCCGCTTCCGTGAGCCAACCCAGCTCGAATTTGAGCGACCGCATAATCATGCCCGAGGTGATCTCGGCCACGCCCCATCGGCCGAAGTCGATGCTACCCTGGTCCTCTATACCCATCTCGAAACCTGCCGAGTAATATCGGGATGGCGTCACTCTCTGGCCGAGGATCAATTTGGCCGCTTCAAAGTCTCCGGTGTGGCCGCCGATGTCGATGCGGCACCATTGCTTCGTCTGGAGCGATGGCAGCTCGTGGTGGGATCCATACAGCCCGTCATCGCTGGTGATGGATGGCGAGATGAACGCGAGGGCTCCGCTGTCATAATCCGCCGTGCCATCGACCTCGGCCTGCGTATCGCCGAGACGAATGCGGATGGTGGTGCCGGACTGCGCATTGGCACCAATCATCGAGACGAAATCGATCGGCTTGGCCGTGCCCAGATCCATGCGGACCCAGAGATTGGTATTCCCGCTCGATTTCCACGTCATGCCGATATCGAGAAATTCCTTGAGGTGCGCAGCAGGCTTTGCGCTAATCTGGTTGCCGGTCGTGATGGTGCCCAGCGGGGTGGGGATTACAACGAAAGGTAGCTTGGCCATATCATCCCCATGTCGTGACGACGGATTTTTCAGATTCGAAGTCGACGCCAGCCTCGACGACGATCGCGGTCAGGTTGGCGAGGCGCTCGGTGTCGACGACGGTGACGGCTGGTGTCGTCAGATTGTAACCCAACCCGAGCACGAAACCCTCTCCCGAGACACTTTGCTGGAAGCGCCGCCTGTCCGCACTAAGCAGCGTCTTGCGGGCATTGCAGATGGATTGTGCATCGGCCACGTCGTCGAAATATGTCTCCAGCGGCTCTTCGGTCTTGCGGGCAAGTTTGCCGTATTTCGTGTCGACGGTGGAGTCGGGCCCGGCGGTGACGGTGCGGAACTCCTGCGTGATGAAGCCGATGCGGAAAGCGGTGGCGGGCATCAGTCTTTCCCCTCATTCCAGCGGATTATTGCCTCGCGCGCAGCCTGATACGAGTTGACGACGCCTGCATGGCGCTGGGCGCAGATCCAGTAGAGAGCGGCCAGGTCATTGTCCTTCGTCGCTATCTCCGCCCTCGATCGGTTCTCCAGTGGGGGCAGGGCGGCGCACGGTGCATACAATGCCGCCTCCAGTTGTTGGGGCACAGGAGCCGCCCGTTCGGGTCGCGTTGATGGCGTCGAACATGCGCTGAGAAATGCCAAGGTCAGGAGCGGCTTGAAGCGGATCATGAATGATCTCCCGTTGAATAATTGCGTTGCTGGATCCGCGTAGGCGCTCAATCTGCTCACCCTGCGCGGCGACCGTGCCGGCGATGGCGGAAAGCTGCGCGCTAAGCCGCTGCTCGGATGCGCGGGCGTCGGCCTGCATATCAGCGCGCAGTGTGGCGTTGCGGGCATCGGCTTCCGTCCGTTCCGCATCCCGCCCGGAATCGTAAATCCACCACACGCCCACAAGAATGGCGAGAATGATGCCAATATGGGGCAGGAAGCGGAGGAGAAGGGCGGGCATTAGCAGCTCCTCCATTCGCCTGCGGTCAGGTAGCCATGCCATTTGCAGGGCCACCCGGTTGCGAACACAGATGGCGTAAGAGACGGCACGTCTGCGTTGCCATCCCAATCCCAAGTCGGTCCGCCGCGCAGAACAGGCCCGTTGATCGGCAGCCAGCCATCAAGGCCGCATCCGCACGGGCAGCGAAACGCAAAACCGGCGACAATTCCAGCGTGTTCATGCCTATCTGGCCACCGCCGCAATTCGATCGCGCCGGCGACCTGCCCAGCTTCGCTGTCGATGTCATCGACTATCGTCGCCCGAATATTCATCACCCCGCACTCCTGTTCCGGCTACCCACGCTGGAGCCGAGGAAGAATCCGAACGCCATCATGCTGATCGCCTCGGCTTGTTTCTGGATGCTGGCGCGCTCGGCCTCGGTCGGCGTGTGGCTCAATATCCACCCGCACACCGCGATCCATGCGAAAATGGCAAGCAGGGCCACGCTGATCACCGCCCAGCTCGGAATGTGTGTCGGCGTGGCGCGCGGCGCGGCGCTGCCCTCGGCGGCGTCCTGAGCGGCGGGCGCGGGCATGATGTCCAGCGGGTCGCTCATGCCACGCGGGTCCGCAGCCAGCCAAACAGGAATGCCTCGTTCGCCTGGCGCTTTTCGGCCAGCGCGACATAGCGTTCCCCCTGAAGGCAGTTGAGCGCCTTGAGCAGCACCGCCGCACCTTCGGCCCCGCGCCGGTCGAGAAAGGCTTTCAGCGAGCGCAGCGTGGCCGGGCCGATGTCACGGTCCACCGCGATATCGGGATAGAGGCGGCCCTGATCGTTCAATGCATTGAGCGCGCGCTGCAGAAACTCCGCCGCGACGCCCGGCCCCATGTTGACGCCGGTGTCGAACAACTCTTCGGCAATAGCGGGGGAAAGTGTGGCAACAGACGCGAAGCCCGGCCCGATCCAGTATTGCTGGCGATAAATCGCCTTCGCCTGCTCGCGTGTCAGGGTCCGCATCTGCCCGGTGTAGCCGTTGGCACGGGCGACGCGGGCGGTGATGCCGAACATCGTCTCTTGCCCTAAATCTCGTGAGTCGTTAGAGTACTCACCTTCGCGCGCAATTAAGCTATCAAGCATTTGCTCAATGGAATTCATGATGACACCTCTCGATTTGACTGAAAAGCGATTTGGACGATTGGTCGCGTTACGTCGGGCCGCCAGTCAAGGCAGGCGGACGGTCTGGTTGTTTTTATGTGACTGTGGAAACAAGATTGAAAAACAGATCGACCCTGTGGTCGCCGGCAGAGTAAACAGCTGCGGTTGCAAGAAGCGCGAAGTGACACGAGATCGATCGCTCAAACATGGCCACTCTGTTGGGCGAAAATCATCTCCAGAATTGAGGGCGCGAGATCATGCAAAGGGGCGCTGTTATAATGTAAATGATCCCAAATACCCTCTGTATGGAGGGAGGGGGATTAGAATGTGTGAAGAGTGGCGAGATGATTTCAACGCATTCTTTCGCGATATGGGGCCGCGCCCAAAAGGCACAACGCTCGACAGGATTAACGTCGATGGACATTATGAGCCCGGAAACTGCCGGTGGGCCACTCCGTCAGAACAAGCTCAGAATAGACGCCTTACATTGTACGTGGATTGGGAAGGGAGAAAATTGCCACTTGTTGAATTCGCTAGAGATAAGGGGCTCTCTTACAAGGCCTTACACAGACGCCTCCGCGATGGCCAATCGCTCGAAGAGGCTATTGTCGCCCTGTCAAAGTAGCCGCCTTCCTTCGCGATGAGGCGCTCCAGCGCTTCCTCGATCATATTTCCTCCATTTTGGATCATCAGTCCCGAAGCGGGACACAGATTCAGGGTTGCATGCGCGCGCGTTCTCCATCAGCTTGCCCGGCGGGACAGGGAGAAAAGCTCATGCGATTCATGCGTTTGTGCGCGGCCATCGCCGCATTGTCGTGTTCGGCGCTCGCCGGAGAGGCAGGGGCCAGCATCAAGTTTATCGGATCATTGACCACAGACAGCGCTGGCGGCGGCTCCGTAAACATGGCGCTGCCCGATCTGTGCTATCGTTGCCGGGTGGCGATAAAGACCGATACACCCGCCACCCTCGACACTTTGTTCCAATACACGTTCAACTTCGCGCCCGCGCATCCGTCGAAATTCACGGCATTCAATCAGCAATTCGACATCTTTGGCAGCCCGGTATCGGAAAGCGCGACGCCGACATCCGGAGAATTTATCTATCGCGGGCCGCAGGGGACGGTGATGTCTCAAACGCCATCGGGGCAGCGCGCGTGGGTGTCTATGGTCAGCCTGGATTCTGCCGCGGCCCTGTTCAAGGCCGCGCCTGGCACAACCCTCAAATACACCATTGCCGTATCCCCGGCGCCAGAACCTGCCACCTGGGCATTGATGATCCTCGGCTTTTTGGGCGTCGGAACAGCGATGCGCCGCCGCCGCATCACCCCAGAGCTGGCGCGGTATAATTCGCCAGAACAGGCGCCGGGGCGCCCTGATTGGCGTAAGCTCCCTGTGGAGTGAAATTCGCAATTATGTCGCTGATGAACCCTGCCTGCGTGCTTTCGTTGGGCAGGATGTAACCGAACTTGTTGGGCGTAAAATCGCTGGAGGCTCCGCCCCGCTGGAAGTCTCGGCCGTTGTACACCGTCTCCGGCAGAATGCCGGTCATGCTGGTCTTGTAGTTTATGACCACCGTGTTGATGTAGGTGATCCATGCGGGGTTGGTGCCCGGTTTCGTGCCGATGATGCAGGAATCGAATATAAATGCCGTTCCGGTCCGCAGCGGATTTCCGCCTATGTTGATGCCTGGAGTATTGTCGCTGTTCACCGTGTCGGTATCGAACGTGGAAGAGACGACACCCGAGCGCCCGAATGTGCATCGCTCGATATAGCTGGTGATCCGGGCTCCGGGTGAAAATGCGTCAAACGAACCCGGCGAAGAATTCAATATGATGCAGCGGCGGAAGCTGAACAGATTGTCGAGCGGGACAGCGGGGTTTCCGCCGCCGCACTGCAAACCCTGCGTGCCCTGGCTGCCATATTTGTGCGTCATGTGGACAATGCAGTCCGTCGCGATGATGCGATGACCTTCGATCGCAGAATCGCCGGATTGTGAGGCGGAAGGGTGGTTGCCGTTCTGTACGAAGTCCGCATGAAGCCCCGCGATCTCCGGAATCTCCAGCATGGTGCGTACGGTCGTCCGGTCGAGCCACAGGTGAGCATAATAGCCGGTTCTGTCATGCGTGTAGCAGCGGATCAGGTCGGTGTAGTTTTGCGAGAAGTCGCAATTGACGATTTTGACCTTCCGCGCCACCGCCTTGAACGCGATATTGTTGCCTGCGAAAGTGCAGTTCTCGACGTGGATCTGGTCCTGCGTATTCACGAGATAGAGGCCCGTGATATAGGTCGGGTATGTCATCGTGTTATTGATGCAGTAGCGCCCGAAACGGGAATTGTAGATGCGGGCAATGCAATCGCTTTGGCCGGTTGACCGGCTGATGCGCAGGCATCCCTGCGAATGCGAAGTGCCTTTGCCGAGGAAATCGAGGCCATCGATAATAAGCCCGCGGGCATTGGTCACGGTAACAAGGTTCGCGAACCCCGGCCTCTTGCCGGCAGCCGCCTTGAAGCGGACCCAGCCGCCGTTATCCGCCCACCCGGAAGGGCCGTAATTCGGAATGATCGCGCCTGCCGGGCCGTTCAGGGTGAGAATACTGGTCTCACCACCCTGATAGTTGGCCATCCCGTTCCAATCCAGGGTTACATCCCAGCGCTCAGTAAGGGGCGCGGCGGCGATTGTGGGCCATAGCGCTGCAAGCGCATCGGGAGATGCCACTGTCACCGATTGCGTTGCGGTTCCCGATGGTATCCATAGCCCGCTGTTGAAGCTGGAGATGAGATAATCTTCGGTCGCCTGCGCACTGCCCAGATTGATAATGGCAGTAGCGCCGTTGATCTGGACTGGCCCAATATCGGCAAAATCCGCAGTTACCGTGCCCGCTGCATTCTGGACGGTCGTCCGGACGATGAAGCTGTTACAGACATCGCCGGGCTGCAAAATATAGTTGAACGGGAATGTGGATTGGTCTGTGGCGACGGCTTCGCGCTGCACCCCGTCGACGACGAAAGAGTAGAATGCCGTGGTTCCCGTCCCGCTATATGACGCGGCCGTCAGGGTGATGGTGTCTCCCACCTTTAGTCCGCTGGCAGGCGCCGCGCTTGCTGGTGTGGAGATGACCGGCAGGGCGGCGATTATTGCCGCGACGGTTCCTGTCGGCGCGCTGTATGCCCACGCAGACCACTTGCCCTGCGACAGTGCGCGCTCGCCATATCGCAATTTCTTGCCCACCAAACCGCTTTGCACGACATAGGTTAGCGCGTTCGCGCCCGATATGTCGGTCCAGTTGGTGAAGGCCGGGCCATCTGCTACCTGCCACACCGATTCATAAGCCGTGGGCGAGGCCGTCCAGGTTCCACGCGCGGCGGTTAATGTCCCCGCGGTTATGGCAGCGCCGGAAACAGTCGGGACAATCTGATTGGTTGGGAGAGGTGCGACATATCCACCTGTCGGGCCGGTCACGAGTTTCTTAAGATGTGCGCGCAAAAATGTCATGATATGCTCCGGTGTAAGAGGTCAGCTCTTGAATCCTATGAGGCCCGGGCGGAAGTTCACGCTATCGGCCACCGGGCAGGTGATCTTCGTTGCGACGATCGATCGGTTGGTCAGCGGAATGTGGATCAGCGGCGAAAGCGCCTGCACAATGTAGGGCTGTGAGGTCGAGAACCGTTGTTGAAAGCGCCAGAACGCCGAAGATGGCGCCGTCACCTGCGCGAGGAACGGCAAGCCGAAGCGCAGCGTGATGTCGATTGTGGCACCATTGGCGAAGGTAAGCTGGATATAGGGATTGATTGATGCAGCGGTCGCGCTCGTGATCGTGCCGCTAGCACCGATCCGGCGCGAAAGGGTGGCGTCGAGACTGCCCATCACATCCACCGGGTTCGCCACGAGCTCACCCAGATAGGCCAGCGCGCCGTCATAAAGCGCCGCGCGATGCTTGATCGATGTGATGTTCGCCAGCGATCCGCCCACGATGGCGATATAGGAGTCCACCGTCCAATGCTGGCCATTCGCCGCCGCAATCGCTCCTGCCGTTTCCAGCAGGATATTGGCGAACGTGTTTGTTGTCGTGCCGTTGAACCGGATGTCAACATAGGGGACGCCGCTGACCGTGCCTGTTCCGACGATTGTGCGTGTCAGACCGCTATTCACCGTGGTGGTATTCGTCGGCATCGTGCCGGGGGAGCCGTTCACTGCGCCAGTCAGGTTGGGATTGCGCACCGCATTGGAACCGGGAGTACCAAGACCGTAAGCGATCGTGTTGATCTGCGCAGTCGTCGGCGCGGTGCCGCTGTCGCTGATCGTCGTCATGAAGGCATCGTAATTGTCATCCACATCAGCGGAGACGATCCAGGTGTCCGTACCCGGCACGTTGACCACCCCAGCCAGCGTGGCAGCGGTGTCCAATGTGAGGTTCTTGATCAGGCTGTAGCCGGGCGCGTCGATCGAATTTGCTTCGACTCCATGCACCGAGAACAGCCGCACATGCCCGTTGACGTTGGTACGGATCGCCAGCTCCACCGTTGCGCCCGCCGGTATCTTGAGCGGGATCGGAATATGCGTCGAATCCGAGGTGTTCAGCTTGAAATAGATGCCGTTGATAGCCACCGCGCCATTGACGCGAACATATACCTGACAGTGCGACGTGTTGACCGATCCATTCTGGATCATGAGGAGAAGACCCGAGAGCGCATTGGCCGGAGACGATAGCGCGGTATAGGCGCTGATTGCGTTCGCCCCGTTGCTGTTCGTGATCGTGAGGCCGCCCGAAGGCATGGCCAGCTCGACATAGGTGCGGATCGGGTTGCGCGCCTGCGATGCGGCGCCGCCGGCACCAAAGGGGATATATTCGATACCCATGATTAGCTCTTCTTGTAAAAGAGGACGCCGTAGATCTGCACTGCGGCAGATGCCTTGATGACCAGCGCATTGCCGGCGGTCGTCTGCCAGTGCGGACGCGAATCAAAGGGCAGGCGGATCTGCCCCTTGTCCGGGGGAGAGAGAGGGTCGAGCAGCAGATTGTTGGTGCTGGCCCCGTCATAGACGAACAGATTGACCGCGCTCGGTATCCAGAGATGGCCGCGATGCACACGGATCGACTGCCCGGCAGTCGCGGCAATGACAGATTGATCCGATGTCGAATTGAAGTTGACGATCGCGACCAGCATATCGTTCGCGAGGTCCAGAGCGGCGTGTGGAATTTCGTTCGCAGGCTGGGCTAGCGTATCGCTGATCGTTTGCAGTTTGGTATTCACTGCATCGAGATTGGTATCGAGCCCGTCGATCGCAGGGCCGCCGACAGGCACAGGATTCGCCGCATCGACATAGACCGGATCATCAGCGACGCCGCCCCAAACCATTGCACGCGGCAGGACATTTTTGGGCATTTCTCATCCTTTCAATGCATTAAAAAAGGCGCCCGCGGCGCCCTGAAAATTCAATCTGTTGCCGGACTCACTCGCCAGGCGTCTTGATGTCGATCACGGCGCACATGGCGGCCATGTCCTCCGGCACATCAAGGTGTAGCGGGAAGGCCTCGTCCAGTATGTCGCGCGCCTCCCGTAGCGCCGCATTCTTGCTGTCACGACGAAACAGTTCGCCGGCAACGATGCCGAATGCCCGGCGGTACTTATCCACCTGCTGGGTGACGGCGGCAATCTGTCCGCGCATAGTTTCCATTTGCTGGTCGATATCAGCTTTGAGAGCGTGTTCCCTCTCGGTCAGCTCTTCATGCCACCTGTCCAGCTTGGCGGAGCGGGACTCGGTGGTTGCGCGCCGCGCGCCCCATAGCCACTGCACAGCCTTGCCCAGCAGAGCGCCAAGCGTGCCCGCAGCGGCCACCAACCAACCCACTTCCGTTGAACTCCATCCCCCCGTGTCCGCCACGCCGCAGTCTCCTCGTCTCAAAAATCAGTCCGCAAAGCCGGCGTAGCGGTTCGCCATCAGCAGGCAGTGGCTCTTGCCCATCACCGCGTCGATCACCTTGGCAGCGATCCGCGCCCAGCGGTGGCCGTTTATCATGGCGCGGCCGACATAGGCGGAGATCATCTGCCGCCCCGTGGGCCGGTCGGCGAGGCCGAAGAGGTAGAGCGGCGCGATCCAGGCCCAGCACACCCCGATGTCGAGCACGATCAGCAGCGCCTGAAGCACATGGCCGAGGCGGCGCAGGAAGGCCGGGATCATGACAGCAGCCCCTGCCAGTCCACCACCGCGGCCTGAAATATGTCATGCACGCCCGTCGCATCCTGAACTGCCTTCTTGGCGCCGATGCGCGCGCCCTCGACCGCATCCATGATGCCGCCCCAGGCATCCGCAATCGCCACCACCGTGGCGGCAAGCGTAGCCACGGTGACGCCGGTAGCCGTTGCCTCCGCCTCCAGCATCGGAACACTGGCGTTGCTGTCCGCGAGATAGGCGCGGGCCTGCGCTTCCTTGCGCTGATAGCGCACCATCTGCGTTTCGCCGGGCGTGACGAAGCTCTTGCAAAACGACTCGGCCGCAGCATCGATCTGCGCCCACATAAATGTGCGCAGCACGCCAAGATTAGGCTCAGGCCAAGAGATTACGCCGTCAGGCACCTCATACGCCACCTCGCCCGGATTGACGGCCTGTGCCGCAAGCGTGGAAGGCTGGCATTGCCCGCCCCTGACAATCCCTCCCGTGGCGCTGTCAACAACGAGATAGCTGATCATGAGGATCTCCTGAGTTCGATCGGCGTGAGCGCGCGGCGGGTCGCGCTGCTCGTGGTGGAGACAGTCCCCAGCGCGTGCCCGCTCTCCGCGATCATCGCCTGCAACTGATAGGTATGGGTTCCCGCCGCAGGGGTGTGTGAAAGATGCATGGCGGGGGAGATTGCGCCATATTGAAAACGCGTAGCGCTCGTCGGTGCGGCAAGATCAATCCGTGCCTCATCCTTGGGCGGCACGATTTCGACTCCGTCGCACAACAGCCGGGTTCGCACCCAGAAGCTGCATCCATCGGGCTCGACAGCGCTGGCGTCGAGCTGAACATAATAATTGATGCTCGCCTGCCCCCAGAGGCTGACCGGCTTGCCGATGCTCGCGTAGACGCAGATCTGCAAATCCACCCAGCTGTTCAGCGTATTGATGGATACGGCGGCATCGGTGTAGGCCGTCGCCTGCCCCGACACCGCACCTAGAACGATGGCGCCAGAGCCTACCTTGTCGTTCTTGATCGTACCGTCCGAATTGACCCCGGCGTTCGCCGCGTTCGCCCCGCTCTCCACCGTCGTCGCCGACGTGCTGCCGACATTGGTGCCGGACGGCGCACCCTCGGTGGCCCGGCGGTCCCCCGGACCCATCGTGTAGGGCGGGATCGCCGTCTGGTTCGGGTCGACCTTGGCGATGAAGCCGTCAGAGAAGAAGATATACGGGTTAGCCTGTCCGCCGGGGCAGAGCCCGCGGATGTTCAAAAAGGCAAATCGCGCGCCGTTTGGCACGGTGTGGAAAGCCCCCACGCGCTGTGCGTTGGCAGGATCGCCGTTCGCGAAATTGGGGCTGCCGGTGTTGTGGCTGCTGCTCACCTCGGTCAGATAAGCGCCGTTGGCATCCCGATATTGCAGGTTCGCAGCCACGGTGCAGCGATGCCCCGCGACCAGCGCGGAATAATAGAGCTTCTCCCCCGGAATCACCGGCACGGCCCATCGCTGCAAATTGGTCAAATTGGTATTGGGACCGCCAATCGAATTATAGGCGTCGAAGACCGTCCCAGCCGCTGGCGTGCCACTCACGACGGCATATGCAACGTGCTTGGTCCCAGACCACCCTGCAAGATCCAGTCCTGACGAAAATGTCAGTCCAGTGTTGTTAAATCCCCCCAGCGCCCAGCCCGTCAGCCCGTTCGTGAATTCCGAATTCACCACCAGGTTGGAACCGAGTGGCAGAGATACTGCATCCACCATGCGGTCCCAATTGGCATTCGCATCGCTCGGTGTTGACCCTGTGAGAGGCGTTGCGCCGATAAACACCCAGCGCGAGCCATCAACCATCGTGACAATATTGCCTTCGCGATAAGCCACGGCGGCGTCATATTGCCCCTTGTCAATCAATTCAGCCTGAAAGGCGATCTCGTCAAAGGTATGGACCCGCCAGCATTTCTGCGCGCCCATCTGAATCTTGCTATAGGGCGGCGACACGTCCGTCTCGACGCATTCCGTGACGCGGGGCAGGCGGGTCTGCTGTGAGTCCAGCGTCGCAACACTCGACCCGATTGTGGCACGCGCAACAAACAACTGCCCGAGCAATGATATGCACGCCTGCGCGTTGAAGCTGAGGACGATGCGCTGTGCCAGGTCGAGAAAGTCCCCCTGCTCGGTCAGGTAGAGACTGATATTGCCGCCGCTCGGCAGTGTGGCCGCATAGGTGTCGAGTGCATTGAGCGAGGTTGTGTCGAGGGCGCCGGACGAAATAGAGAGGGCGGACGCTATACGTTGCAGAATTGCGCCGGGCAGACGGCGCCATGTGCCACCCTGATAATCGCCCTCTATGTCAGCAGTGATCAGGCCGTATGGCGGCGCGCCCAGCCGGATGAGTCCTGAGGCAAGACAGGTGGCCCATCTCCCCGCCGGAATTGCGGCGGCGACAAGCGCGGCATAATTGGCATAGTCTCCATAGGAGGCACCAAAAGCCGCGCCCCGCTCGTACAGGGTGACGACATTCTTGATCGCACCATAGGCGCTCACCTGAAATACCGAATCGACACTATCAATCAGCACCGGCTCGATATTCTTGGGCGCGCCGAAGGCCCACGGCTTAGGCTTGCCCTTGATGTCGGCACCGCCCTCTATACCCCCCGTACCCGCGTAGGAAGCTGAGAGCACTTGCACCGAGAATGGCTCGTCGTCGATCGTCGCCGTGACGCTGAGCTTACTTGCCGCTGCCCGGAAGCTTTTGACCTTGCCCGAGAAGACGGATGCCCAAGGCCATGACTGCCCGCTGGTGCCAGCATAGATGGTGATGCCAGCCCCGGCCCACACGAACCGCCGCGCGTTGCTGTCCAACTTCTCCAGCGCCACTAGAGACAGATCCAGCGCGGCTTGGCCCGGTGCGGCGACAGAAGTGAAATCGCCATCGAATAGGCCAATAGACAGCGACGGCTTGCGCAGGATGCCGGGCCACCAGCGGACGCTGTTCAACCCGTTAACGGTGCGATCCTGCGTCGACGAAAGACGGAGCGTCGGCCTCGTCCCCGTCACCGGATCGAGCGGAGTGAGTTCAATGAGGACGTGCATCAGAAGTTGAACCGCCCGTACGTGCCGCCCGCCAGCGCAGCCTGAATTTGCTTCAGCAACGCGGTCTGCGTCGTCGCATTGTCATTGACCGCACCCAAAGCGCTCACGATGTCGCGTGTCTGCTGCTGTGTCGCGTCGACAATGGGCGTTGTGTCGAACGGAGAGGCGGAAGCATTGGCAGACGAAAGCGCGGCCTGCTGCCGGTCAATCTCGCCCTTGGTCAGCTTCGTCACCTGATCCAGCACCGCGAAATACTCAGGCGCGGACCCGCTATATTCGCGCTGGAGATCAATGATCGTCTGAGCCGCCGCCGCAAAGTCGTTATAGGCCGTGGTGTCTCCCGCCGCCACGCGCGCGGCGAGGGGATCATAGGCGGCCTTGGCATTGTTGAGCCGTGTGCGCAGGGAATAGCCGTTATCGCCAATGGTGAGGTTCTTGTAGAGATCCTGCAAACTGCCCGCGACCTGCTTGATGGCATCCTCGACCGCCGCCTTGCGCTTCAGGTTGTACAGTTCTTCGAGCTGCGCCGTTTCGCCCACCGTCGCATTCGCCTGCTTGAAGATGTCGATCAGCTTCTTGTATTCGAGGTTGAGGTCGCTGATCGCCGCGCCCACCGGATCCTTCAGCTTGTTGAGTTCACGGAACACGTTCTCAAAGCTCAACGCCTTGCTGAGCTTGTCCTGAAGCTCGCCAGACGCCTTGAGGAGATTGTTCGTTCCGGCACGCAAGCCGGTGACAGCCCCGCGCTGGATGGCCTCATTGACGGCATAGGCAATCGCCGCCTCACCATCGCCGTTGAAGTCGACCGCGCCTTTCTTGACCTTGAGGCTGGTGCCGCCGGTGTTGACGCGCCAGTCGCCGTGCCGCTGGCCAATGGTGATGTTGCCGAAGTCGCCGATTTTGCCGCCCAGAGCATCCGCAATCTGTTGCAGCTGGGTATTAAATGCGCCGCCCGCCTGCACAGCCGCGCCGATTGCGCTGCTGTTGTTTCCCGAGCCCGCCGACACCCCGCTGGAGTTGACTGTGACGGCGCCCCATTTGGTTTTCTTGAAAAGGCCGCCTATCGCTCCCCCCAGTAGACCGCCCGCGATCGAGCCGAGAGGGCCAGCAAAATCGCCAAGCCCTTTTGCGACGCTCTCCAGCCCCTTCGAGAGAAACTTTTCGCCGACCTTCTTGCCGAGTGCTCCACCAATGGAAGCCCCGAGGTTGGATCCGCCGTTGCCGAAGACGAGAGTGGATGCCGCCGCACCCAACCCGGCGCTGGCGAGGATCGCGCTCATTTTCTTGCCGAAGGTCCCATCACCGCCTTTCCCTCCGAAGATCTCGTCCAGTTTTCCGGTGATCTGGCGCCAGCCGTCCTTGCCAGCCACGGTCGTCGTCAGGTTCAATAGAGCGCCAGCTTTTCCAAGTCCGGAGAACTGCCCTGTCAGAAGACCGCCGGCAAGCGAGGCTATCTTCCCGATCGACCCGCCCATGCCCTCGACTGCGCCCAACATTTCGCGGTACGTCGCAAGCAACTGCTCGGCCGCAGCCTGCTCAATCTCGCGCTGCCGCGCCCGCTCCTCAGCGATGCGGTCGCCTATGTCGGCTATCGTGCCCATTTTTGCGATGTCGGCATCGATGCGCTTACCGATGTCGCTCGAAATGGCATCTTCCGCCTTCCTGAGAGCCTCGGCGCGCGCGACGGCAAAGTCTATCACCTCGGCGCCAGATTGCGCTCCTGCGGCGCCTGTGGTCGCAGTTCGGCCCGTCGATACTTTTGGCGGCTTGAACCCAGGCACAATCTCGCGCTTTCCGGTCAGGAACTCTGCGTTTTCACGAAGCGATTTCATGCCCTTCGCCGCTTCGATTGACTGCGCGGCAAGGACTGAAACCTGGTCCGCGAGGGCCTTTAGCTCCGGCCGCGTCTTGGCCGCCTTCTGGAGTTCGGTTTCGAGCGTAAACAGGTTGCCCTGGTAGTTACCGCCCACGGTCGCCGACCTGAAACCGGCCTTGCGCAGCGCAGCGCCAATATCGCTGTCTGAGGTCGGAGCGAGGACCCCATGCCACTGGTTCCCTTTGCTGCGTGCATAGTCGACTGCCGCGCTTATGCCCTTCTGCTGAAAATCCTGTAGCTGGTTTGCTGCCTCGTTTTGCTTGAGAGAGTTCATCGCCAGCGCAGCGCGAATGGTTGCCGCAGCGAGGTTCTTCATCCGGCCAGTCGTGTCGTCGGCGAACTTTCCAACATCGAGCAGGCCAGATTTGAAATCGTCGGTCGCCTTCTGGGCTGTCTTCGAGGCTTCGTCGACCTCGCCCATTCCCGTGGCCAAGGCGCCCAAGGCCAGCGCCCCGATGCTGATCGCCGCACCCCATGGGCCGGAAAGGAACGTGGCGAAGCTGCCGATACGCGACAGAGCCTTATTCGTTGATCCCTCAAGGCCCGACAATGCGAACGCAAGCTGCGGCACCTGCTGCGCGAAGACCGTTGCCGCCTTCTGTCCGCCCGCGAGTGAGACGGCTATGTCCTGCACCTGCTGACCGACGCCAATGCTCGCCATGCGCAACTGCCCAGCCGAAACGGCGCCCGACTGCATGGCCACCGACATGCCCCGCCCCGTGATCGAAAGGCGCGTGGCTGCGGAGGCTGTCTTATCGAGTTGCGCTTGGACCTGCTCCATCGCAGCGGCATGAGACCGGGCGATGCGGGCGGCCTGCTCATTCTCCTTTGCAACCGCCTGCATTGCGGCAATCTCAAGCCGCGCTGCCTGCGAATTGTCGCCCGCTGCCGTCGCTGCCAGCCTGGTGGCATTCGCCAGTTCCCGCGCCGCTTGAGCCGCCAGCTCGGAATTGCGGGCCGTCTCTTGCAAGCCTTTGACGTTGAGGTCGAGCGCGCCGAGTTCGTTGAGGGGACGTGCAAGAGCGGCCGTCACCACCTTCTGTGCGCTGGCAAGGGATGCTTCGAACCGCTTCTGGCGGGCCTCTACTTGGCCGTAGGCACTATCGGCGGCGCGTGTGAACGCGGGGAAACCGTTACCGTCCTCGCGGTATTCAATCGACAGGAACGCAGGAAATTGCGTGGGTGCGGTCATCGGTCAGATGGTCCCTATTGCCTGATGCCAGTAGGAGGGTAGCAGCGCTTGCTGCTGGCGATATCGATCCATCGGTGAGAAGCGCTGGGCACGAGCCGTGCGCTTGATGCCAATGAACATGACAAGTTGCTCCACCGCGGCGCGACCGGCGCGGGTACGGCCGGTGCGGGGCAGACGACGGGGGTTGGCGCGTCCGGTCGAGCGGATACTGACCTTGTTCACGACCAGCAGCGCTTCGCCGGGATGACGCCCCGGAATCTGCACCAGAGGCCCGATGCTGGTAGCAAGGCCAGATTGCATGTAGCGCGCCGGGGTCATCTTGTAGCGCCCGACGCGCTTGGGCACATTGTCGGTCGGGATCCACAGCCAGCCCTTGGTCGGAAAGATATCCCCGCTCTTGCCGTAGATCTTGATTGCGCCAACGGTGCGCTCCGAACGGGAGCGGATAAAGATCCAGCCCGATTCGCTGAACCCGCTGTTGCCGAACCGATGTACCCGTCCGCCTTTGCGCAGGTCCGAACCTGCGCCGATTGCCATACCGAGGCGACCAAGGCGCGCACCCGCCATATCCTCCCGGATGCTGCCTTTTGCCGCCAACGACGCCCGGTCGGTGGCGACGAGCGCAGCGGCTTCGGAACGCTGGATCGCCATGCGACGATATTGCAGAAAGGGACCAGGGCTGGGGCGGCGCAGGCTGGCGCGTATCATGCGCTCTTCCGCACCTTCGCCACCGCATCGGAGATGATGGCAAATGCCCGCACCAGCTTGACCGGCTGATCGAGGAGGGCGCCGCCGTCCGGCCAGACTCTCCCCGCCATGCCCATGTCACAGCGATGGAAGATGTTGACGAGATCCATATCTTCGTCGTCGATCAGGCTTCGAGGGTTTCGGTCGAATTCTTCGCCGTCGATGACCCAGCCTTCGCTTCCTTCCCACTCTCCTTCGAAGTGTTCGGGGTGGTGGAGGACTTCGACGGCGATGCGGAGTTTTTTTCCTCGTCCTTGTTGACCCCGAACATCCGAATGGCTCGCGTTACGAGCTGCACGAACGCCGCGCCGCGCCCAATGGCGCCCTCAATCTGATCGGCGGCGGCTTGATCCTCGATCTCGGCCATCTTGCTTTCCAGATCGTCGAGGCACCGCAGCGTAACGACGCCCTCGACGCGCTCGTAACGCACATCGATATCGCGCCATCCCGCGAGTGTGAGTGAGGCGATCAGCTTCGGCCAGGTGGACTGATATTCGTCATTGTCGGCCGCCATCTTGAGCAGCGGCGGCCATGCGCGCGTGACGCGCTCGCTAAGCTCCAGCATCCAAACGAGGTCCGGGTGATCGAAAGGCTCCGGCTCTTCGACGCCTTCGATCTCCTTTTCGTATTGATCGGACGCTTCCCAGAAGGCGCGCATACGGCCCTCCTGCTCGGAATAGACCTCCTCGCTCCATAGCTCTTTCAGGCCGCGAAGGGTCTCCGCTCGAAGAGCGTCACTGTCATGGTTGCGCAAACCCTCCTGAATGGCGAGCTTGCGCAACCGGCGCCGATCGCGCTCGGTCATCGGGCGCAGGAAGAATTTGGGAGGCACGGGGAGATTGGCGAGGGAGTCGGGCGTATATTCGACCAACTCCCCGCCTTCGACGGGATATTTTGTCACGAGGTTTCTCCGGGGGGATGGAGGGTTTAGTACGGGAAGATGAGATTGATGGCCTTGTCGGAATCGTCGATCAGCAGGTCCAGCGTCTGGCTGATGAACTCGCCGCCATTATCGACATTCGCATAGGCAAAGCGCCCATTGGGGATGATGAAGCTCACCATGTTGCCCGCCGTGTAACCGTACTGCGCCCAGAGGGCGTTCTGGCTCTGCGCGAGGGCGAGCGCCTCGAAGTCGATCGTGGCCTTGAGATTGTGGTTGAGCGTGATCGACGCGGTGCGCTTCGTCATGGTGATCTGCGCAGCATCATTACCAGACGCCTTGTTCGGATTAGGCGCGTAACCAACCTGGATGCCCATATCGACCGAGAAGCTGGAACCGCCGAGCGCCTTATTCGCGATCCAGAAGTCACCATCCTTGAACGTCGGAATTCCTCCGAGTGCACCCACCAGCGGAGCGGCCTGATCGGCGAAGGCATACATGTCGCCGTCGAGCGTCAGCTCCATCATCGGGTATTCGGTGGAGTTGCGCGTCGATACCGGGAAGTTGAACTTGAGCCCCGAGACCGTCATGTTGATCAGGTCATAGCGGACGGCATCGTACCAGACGCTCAGGGACAGAACCGGCGGGGTGCCGGATGCACCGCTCTGATAGGCCAGCTGCTTGGGGATCTGATAGTTGGCAGCCGGAGCGCCGCCCAAAGTCTCGGCGATCGTGGCGAGCTTTGCCGCACTGTAATCGCGGATCACTGTCATCTGACGATTATAGCCGGTGCCATTGTCGGACAAGGTGAGGGCAAGCCCTTTATACAGGCTCGCTGTGCCGGCAGCCGAGGTGCCCAGCTTTGCCGCCGTCGTCGTGGAGCCGGAACCCAGCGCCTCGGGCGCGGCCGGAATGGCGGTCGAGATGATATTCTCGGTCCAGCCCGCAGCCTCCAAAAAGCGGCCCGGAATGAATGCGCCAGCGGACGGCGGCGAGGCACCGCCGGGCGCACGCAGCGGAATGGAGAGGGTCAGACTGACCTTCTGGCCCAGCACGAAGTCGCCGGGCTTGTCGACCGTACCCAGATATTCCGGGTTCTCGGCAAGGATTGACTCCTTGGACAGCTTGACGTTGGCGCAGGGGAACACGTCCGTCGACGAGGACGGCGATGCCCAGGTGTCTACCGAGGATTGGACCGCGACCGCGACCGAAGTGAATTGTGAGCGAAATGCCATGATACAGGCTCCTTATTCGGGCTTGGCGGCCGGGGCGGTTTCCTCCACCGGCTTTTCATTGTCGGGCACGATGACGACGCCCTTGAGCGGGTCAGCCGCGCCCTTGGCGCAGTTGTCGTGCAGCTTGTTGAAGTCGATGCTGCCGACGGGCAGCGCCGGAGCAGTCTCCAGAGCAGGCATATGCAAATTCCTTTATGTTGAGGTTAGAAGTGAGCGCCGGTCAGTCCGACGATCACGAATGGGTCGTCACGCTGCGTGATGAAGACGATTTCGGTTTCGAGGATCGCTGTGCCGACATCGGCGCCGTCCTGTTCGGAGCCGGAGACAGCGGTCGCTTCCCAACGCTGGACCATGCCGCCAAGCGTGCGATCGCTCGCCATACGCTTCATCGTGTCGGCGATGTTGCGCTGGTTCTCCTGGTCGATCGTCTCGCCGGCCGAGCCGGAGCTGCAGAAATCGAAATGGAGCGTGGCACGAACCAGATCGCCGCCTTGCGAGCCGTAATCCTCGAACGCCATATGCGGCACCCGCACGATGACACCGGGGCGCTCGCTTTCGTCCAGCGGATGGTCGTCGGTGCGGTTGATGTGAAATATGAGCGATGGCGTCTCGACCAGAGCCTTGATCGCGGCGAGCACCTTCGTGATGGCTGCGTCAGCCACCCTTCAATTCCTTCAATCCGAATTCCCAGCGGTGGCCGCTATTGTCGAGTTGCACGTCCTTCGGCTCGAATACCTTGCCGGGAATAAGGGGCAGCGATACGCGCCATCCCGCGCCCGGCTTGCCAGGCAGGATAGCGCGGTCGATATCCAGCATGGCGTCCTGCACCGTTGCGGCGGACAGGCCGAAGTCGGCCCGCCGGTCGCGGTGCGAGGCGTGCACCTTGAGGGTGATCGGCGATGCACTGGGCGGCGTGATCGTGATCGTGTCGCCCAGCATGCTGTCGCAGGTGGAAAAGAGGTTGGGGGTCAGGAACTCCAGATCGACGGGCATCAGATCGGGGCGCCGTCCTGCTCCGCGCGCTCGGTGTGCTGCTCTTGAAGCAGCGCAAGGAACGCCTCGGCATCCTTCTTGCCCTTGATGATGGTGTCGGGCTCAACGCCGGGGCCGGTGATGAGATAATTGCCGAACTGCAGGTGCTTCATCGCGAAGGCGGCCGAGGGTGCCACCACATCGGGCGCCTCGATCTTGCCGGAATCAACGAGATATTCGACAACGTCCTCCGGCACTTCAGGGTTTTTAGCCTTGTCGTCACTGCTATCCGGGTCGCCGTGGACCATGCCATATCCAGCAGCAAAATGAGTGAACGCGGCTAAAGCCACGCATTTGATAGTAGATACCATCGGGATTCTCCGCAGTTGGGGGAATGGGGCCGCCCATAAGGCGACCCCAAGTCATCAAGATCCGGTGCGTGCCTGGAGCAGTGTTTCCGGGCGGGTGCAGATAGGAAGTCGATGGGACTCCATCTCGACCTCAGCCCATTCCTCGCGCTTATTGTCGACCACGATGCGGCTGTACCATTCCTGCCCCATTGTGTTCACGGTCGAGAAGGTCGGCGCAGGGGCGAACGCTTCCTGGAACAGCCCGCGGACACCAACAGGGAAGAAGCGTGCCTTGGCGGTCGGGATCGCGACTTTGGAGTTGTCGTCCGTGCCGCGGTAGTGCACCCAGGTGATGCCCCATGCATCAATGGCATCGAACACGGTGTCCTCCAGCAGTTTGGAGGCGTTTGTGTTGTTGAGGTAGGTGGCGCGGTACTCGGCGTTCTCCTGCATATCGAAGAAGAAGTCGTCGCCGCACAGCGCAACAATACGCATCCCAGCTGGCGCCACGCCACCCAAGGCGCGAACGATAGGCAGCTTGACGTTGGTGGCAATGTACTTGCGAACGCCGGTACGGGAAGCCCAGTTGAACCCAAGCTCGGTCGGAGTAGAGATACCGAACGTGCTGTAATAGTCGTAGATCACGCTGTCGTCTGCGTCGACGAGAACACCGTTGACGCACGAGAGTCGAAGACGCTCTACCGTGGCAGAAAGGTCATCGATGATGTCCTGCTGCCGCTCGGCGATTTCCTTTTGCAGCGATTTCAGCTCTGTTTCCGAACCGAAAGCCCGAATACCCTGTAACTGCTCTGCCGTGATGGTGCTCTGCTCCTCAATGCGGCGAGTGCGCAGGTCGAGGATCTTCGCCTTGTTATTGGCGCGGTTGGTGCGCGGGGCGCCCGGTTCGCTTGTCTGGATAATGTTGAGGCTGTTGCCTTTGACTTCGACCGCGACGGTGCGGGTACGAACTGGCTTGGGAATGAATAGCCCAAGAGAGCCGATGAGGCCCGGGATGGTCTGCGATTTGCGGACGGCCTCGGTCAGCGAAATCGCCGAGAAAGCATCCTGCTTGAAAACGTCCATGGTCAACATGGTGGATAATCCTTTCGATGAGGCACGAAAAAGAGCGCCGGAGCCGAGCCCCGACGCCCTCGCGTCATGTTAATTGTTGATGTTAGTAGCGGATGATGATCCCGCGGCGCTTGAGGTCGGAGACGCCCTTCGCCTTCTGGGTCGCGTTCAGACCGGATTTCCAGACGATGATGTCGCCATTGTGCTCGCAGTCGCGCTTGAATGCGACGCCATGGGTGTCGGCGCTGGTGGCGTTGACGGCGCCGTAGAGAATGCCGGTAGCAATCTGGGAGCCATCGGTTGCGGCCGGATTATATTCGACCTCCTTTTCGACGATCGCAGAAACGGTAATATCGAAGCCGTCACCAACCACGAAGTCGGTGGAGGCATCGGCGATCGCGCCCTTGATCTGTTCGGAGATCGTGACGCTGTTCCCAGCGCCCGCCGGGATGGTGAAATCGCCCAGCACGAGGCCGTCCGGATCTTCGAGACGGAACACGCCGCCGTTCGTCACCGCGGTGATGCAGCGCAGGGTGTAAACCCCGAGCTTGGCGCCCAGCTGTAGGGGGGAAGTGCCGTCCAGCGTGAAAGTACCGTTACCGGTGTTACCACCCGACTTCGCCGCCGACGCGACGGTGCCAGATACGATGGTGGCGAGAACGGCGCAGGCGCCAAGGTTCGAGCCGGATTTTACGACGACAGCTTCGCGCGAACGGTCGCCCGGCGCTTCGCTGATCAGAGACTCAGTGGCGTAAATGCCTTCGGTGAGAGTAACCATATATGCTTCCTTTCAACGGATGAGTGGGCGGCGATCAGCCGCGACGAGCGCGGATGTCCGCGTGGATCGCGTCCCATCCGTGGTTGGGTTCGGTTGCCTTGCCGCCCGTGTCAGCGTCGACGTTGCTGTTGCCCTGCTGGCCAATCTGTTCCCGCATTTCCTTGCGGCTAGCCTCCTCTGCTGCTGCGCGCTGCTGTTCTTCAGTCAGCGCGGCCTGCTCTACCTTGGGCATGTCTGCGAGCACTTCGATGATATCGCCCGCGGTCATGGCTTCTTTACCCAGAAGTTTCGCGGCAGTCGCTTCGCGCCCTGCATAGTGCTCGCTTGCGAACACGGCGTTCATGCGATCGTTTGCGGCTTTGAAACCCTCCGCATGACCTTCCTTCTTTGCGGCATCGATGGCCGCAGCATTCATTTCGGCTTCCGCCATGTCAGTGTCCTTTCGTTTCGATTTTGACGGGACCGGAGTTCCATCATTGTCACAAGTCTCGTCTTCGTTTTCGTCGTCATCGGCGGGCATAGACGCGCCCTTTGCCGCGGCGCGAATTGCTGCAATTCGGCTCATTGCTGATTCCTTCTCTCGCGCTTGATGCGATCGACCTCGTCCTCGAGACGGGACCATGCCACGCGTTCCGATGTGATGGCGTCCACCAGGCCGAGATGTTGGGCCTCTGCTCCTTCGAACCAGTCACCCGCCATTGCGTCGATCGCATCGAGGGTGAGGCCTCGACCGGCCGCGACGATAGCCGCCATTACATCGTCAGCCTCATCCACGCTCCGCTGGATGCGCGCACGCGTCTCATCATCCATTGCTTCGAATGGGCCGCCGCGCGCCTTGCGGGGGCGGGATCGGAATATCTCTACATCGATACCGGCAGCGTCATAAGCACGGTTGACGGTTCGCAGGGTTGCGACACAGCCGATTGAGCCCACCATTGCGGAAGTGGGCGCGTAGGCCTTGTCGCAGACGCTCAGGATCACATAAGCAGCGCTACAAGCCTGCTCGTCGACCCAAGCATAGACAGGCTTTCCACCAGCTTCGGCCGTCATTTGGGCCATCTCTTCCACGAACTGAAATAGGCCAGCGACCGCCCCGCCGGGGGAGTCGATCACCACCCAAATCCCCAAGACTTCAGGGTCGTGGATTGCCGCCTCAAACATCGAAAGCAGGTAATTATAACCCACGAACCCGCAGGCAGCGTCAATCCATCCGCCCTTGTGAACCAGAACGCCGTCGATTTCGATTACCGCAATGTTGCCCGTCATTCGGTACGGCTTACGGCTCTCTGCATCGAAAGTGGCGTCGCGGGCGAGAGCGTTTCGCTCTACTTCTGCGACTTTTTGAGCAATGGCGCGCGCTTCGAGAGCCACGCCATTGATGGCCGCTGGGCTGACAATGCCCATCTTCTCATCAAATACGTGGGCTAGAATCTCGGCATGATGCTCCGTAATCGCGAGCGGCCGTCCATACATCTGCGCGGCGATCCGGGGGAAGCCCTGCGGCCTGGCTGTCCTCATGCCACCTGATCCTTCTGTTTGTCTCCAGATCCGTCGGCCGCGCTTGCAGGGGGATTCTCGTCCTGTGCCGCCGCTGCGTCAGCCGCTGCCTTCGTGTTATAGTTCGGCGCTTCGAGGCCACGCTTCTTGCGCTCTTCCAACCACCACGCTTCTTCAGCGAGAACGTCTGACGGATCACGTCCGCGCTCCAGAATGTGCTCCACAGTGGAAGCCCGCCCGGCAGCAGCATCCAGATTGTTGGCGTTTGCCTCTTTCAGAGGATCTACCGAGCCGCGACCGGGACCAATCCATTCCGCCATGCAGATCGCAGTTTTGTTGCGATAGAAGTTCACCGGGCCGCCCGGTATCTTCACTGCGCCCAGAGCCACTTCCAGCTCCAACCAAGCTGCATAGATCGGCGTCAGGAAGTGTTGGGTGAAATAGTGGCGGTCTTCGAGGAATGAGCGCCAGATTTCATTGAGCAGCGCGCGAGCGCTGGAATAGTTGATAGCGCTCCAATCACCGGAAAGCTGCGGCGTTGCCACACCCAGCGATCCCGCCACCTTGCGCAGGATGAACTGAGCGAAACTCGCATAATTGCTGTTGGGACTGCTGCGCTCCGGAACAACCACATCCTCGTTGGGCAGAAGGTGATTGACCTGGGCACCTTCAACCCGAACCGGATTGTTTTTGCGTTCCGTGAGATATTGTTCGATCCACGGGTCTATTGCCGGTCCGTCACTAGCTGGGGCTAGGGCGGCTTCCAGATCTTCGGTAGTGCCGGGAGACTTCACAAACAGCGAGAAGATCGCCGATTTGAGTGCCGCATTAACCTCAGCGCGGTCGACCCGGTCCAGCATCTTTGCGGGCAGCATCACCTCTGCAAGACGCGATATGCCCCGATTTTGCTCAACCCGCCGAAGCGAGTAGACATGCACGAACTTGGCGCGACCCGTTTTTCCGCGTACCGGAATGTAGTCCCAGCGCAAACTCTGGGAGTCAGGCGCAGGATCGCTCTGGTTGCCACTGCGGACATAATAGCCGAGCGGGGCTCCGTTCTTATCGTACCTAATGCCGCGGCGGAGCGTCTGGCTTTCAGCCGCGTTGGCGGGTTGGGAAACCCTCTCCGGCTCGATGAGCAGTACGTTGGTCGTGTTGGCTATTCCACGAGCATCATCGCGGATTTCGGCGCAGGCTTCACCATCGCGCACATAAGTCAAATAGGCGAGCTTAGCTTGCGCTCCAAAAGACAAGCGTTGCCGCGCATCATTTCTGTGCTCGATGTCGTTCGACCACGATTTGAAGCGCGCCTGAACCTCGGCGGTCCAGCCCATGCGCCAATCGTAATCTCGATTGAGCAACTCCTGTTGCGGCTGGGCACTCAATCGAATCTGACCGCCCATCACCGATTCGACGCGGCGATCAATACCAGCGTTTACCCAGCCATTATTTTGGTCCAGGTCGCGCGCGCGTCCGGTAATGATATCCCATTCGCCAGACATGTCGGAACCGGCAAAGCCTAAACTCGGGTTCCATCCACTGAATTCTGTCAGATCATAGCGTGAGGCATCACGACGCGAGCCCATATAGGCTTGCTTCTGGCTTACACCGAACATCGAGCGGATGCCTTCCATGAGACCCATGTCAGTTTCTCCAGCCCAATTGGATTGCGCGGCGGCGCGGACTACCGGCCTCCGCAGCGGTCGCAGCAGCAAGGTCATTTTCGTAAACCGAGATCAGGCTGTTCAACTGCTCAATGGTCGTCTCGGAGAATACGAGACGCCGGCCATCCCGCCACACGTCCTTGATGCGCTCCCCCTTGGCGAGAGCCATGCGCGCGGCGCGAAGCTCTACGAGGTCGGCAGCAATTTCAGCGGCAGTTGCCATGCGGTGAACTATTCCTCTTGCTGATTGAGCGCATTGAAGCGCGCAAAGATATTGGGCTGCTTCGGCGCAGGGGCGGGCGGTGCGGCCTTCACCTGCGGCCTCTCGGCCTCGGCGGACAGATCACCTCCTTCCAAGCTGACGGGAACCGGCGTCGCCCACGGAGGGCGCCTGCCTGTGCTCCAGTTGATGTCCTTGCGATCGGGCTTCAACATGAGGCGCACGGCTTCTTCATATCCGAACAGGTCGAGAGACTCGTTCGGCCCGTTGCGCTCCCACTTCCCGTTGATCAGCCGCTCGTTGAAATACTCCTCGAAATAATTCGAGTTGATCCCATCGGCGAACAGACACTGGCCCGGCCCGCCATCGTTCACGGCAAGGCGTTCGATTGCCAGTTCCTTCAGCTTGTGCACGCCCAGCGTGTATTCCGTAATGACCGGCGCAACCGGCCGCCCCATCTCGTCGCGGCTGATCTTCGTCGGCACCAGCGGCAATTCCGGCGCGGTGGCGCGCGGCGAGCCCTGTATGAGCCGCACCCGCGCCCAAGGGTTCGACGGCGGCCCCCAATAATGCCCCGCCAGCAGCGAGCGGCGCGCGAATTCGCGCCCCTTCCATGTGACGTTGCCGTCGCCGACATCGATCGCGACAGCCGCCACCGGCATGGCGAGGTGCGGCTTCCCGATGATCGGGAACAGTCGCAGGATGACATCATCAATGAGGACATCCCAATCTTCGATACGCTCACGCGTCCGGATGTCGCGCATCCTGCCGTCCGGCCAACGACGCTGGCGATAGGTGATGCGATCGAGCCACCACGACCGGCCCTCAAGATCCCATGCGCGAAACGACACGTCGAACTTACCCGCGCCCACGTCCGCCGCAGCCGTGACGAACAGCGCCTCAGGCGGGAACTCCCCGACGCTCAGTATCTTCTCCGACCGCGCCCGCTTCTGGAGCGATGCGGCGCTCACACCCTCGATACCGGACTTGCCCTCGAATATCTCGCCGAGCAGCTTTGAGAACACTTCCCGCAGCTCGTTGACCTTCTTGCCGCCGGAACGCTCGTGCTTGATGAGCGCCTCTTCAACCGCCTTCGCCAGTTCGGCGGCGGTCGAGACCTTGAGCATCAGCCCATGATCCCAGAAGCCCCATTCACTTGTCGGGGCCATATCGCCCTGAATGCCGAGCGCCGGGTCAAGCGTTTGGCCGCGGTGCATATACCCGTCGCCGGGCCGCAGCGATGCTTCGTCGACCATAGCAAACCGCTGCTCGTCCGTCAGAGCCGCGCCGCAATGCGGGCAGAGCATACAGGCCGTCCGCTCCGCCATAGCCAACCTTTCGTCCTGAGACGCCTCCGGGTCGCGCTGGTAGTGCAATTTGAACTCCGGCACCTCAGACCAGAACTTGGTGGCATGGGCCGCCGCATAGTGGCTGCACTCGACACAGCGCATGATGTAAATGCCGCGCGAGGTTGATTCCCATGCCGGCGCTGTGCCTGCGCCCCACCCCTTGTCAGGGTGCGACATGATGATTCCCTTGCGCCGTTTGCCGATCTGCTTCTGGCGACCCTCAAGCTGGGTCTTCGGGCTTTCCGAATAGCGTTTGGAATTCCAGCCGTCCGGCTCATCCATCACGCCAAACAGAAACTCGCGGTTACGAAAATTGCTGTCGTTTGCGGACAGCCATTCGATCATGTGACCGTCGACCTTCTTCGACGTGTCGTTATTGTCCGACCGACCAGCTCCGACGCGCGCGGCAAGGTCGGTGTGATCGTCAAACATTGGTTTCACGATGCGTTCGCAATACCGCTTCACCGCATCGTCGGAACCGAGATACCAGCCGACATCACCCATCGGGCCGTACTTGATCATCTTGAACAGATAGTTCTCGGCAACCGTTGTGCCGCCGGAGCGGGACGGCTTCACCACCACGACCAGATTGCAATCCGGCCGATCCAGCGCATTCATCTTCGCGACGTTGAACGGGTTGCGCCAACGATCGTACAGGATGCGGCCCGAGCCTTCTGCGGTCGGCACGTACCGAAACTTCTCGGCGCAATCGACGGTCGAAATCTTCTCGGGCGGCGAGAGGTGATCCAGTTCACCGCGTGCAATTTCAGCGATGTCGGCGCAGTGCCCGTCGAATGCTATGACCTCTACGAGATCAAGCAGTTCCTCCGGGTCCAACAGCCGCACACCATTCCTCCAGGAAGCGTGTAGCCTCCTGCTGGAGCGCTACCGCGAGGTTTCGCATATCTTCGTCAATGGCCTCGGCAATCTCGACCGGGTACGCGCCAACAGGATCGAGCTTCTGGCGCTGGCCAAGCAACGTGTCCCGCATCCGCCGGTTGTATCCAGCCACGAACAGGCGGACCCTCTCGGCCGGCACATAGGCTTTCTGGTCGACTTTCTGGGCGTGGGCTTTGGCGTTGGCATCGATCAACTTGCCAATCTCGGCAATGTTCATCGACGCCGCCGTCTCGGGGACGTGAAAGCCGGTCAACTCAGCCACACGTCGAGCGCGTGTCTCGTTTTCAGCCTTCCGTTCCCGCGCGCGCTTGAGCATATGCGTGAGCACGCGCTTGACGCGGAACTCCCATGCGACACCCTCGGCGCCGCGCTTCTGGATCGGAAACTTCCGGTCCGGCTCGATATGGGTCAGCAGCAGGTTGCGCCACGTCATGCCGACGCATTCTGCCATTTCCGTTGCGCCCAGCACATCGGCGGGCTTTGCGACCTTGAGAGCGGCTTCGAGCCTGCGTATCAGATCGTCGGGATTACCCTTCGGACGCGCCATTGAGCATCCTCCGAGTCGGCGGCATCAACGCTATGAATTTGCTGGAAAATTCATCCAGAGGCAATTCTGGATTTACGGTGCCGGTATGAATCTGGGTTCCCGTAATGTCAATCATTATCTGCCGATCATTGACAAGCGGTGAGAAATGCCGTCGTACAACCTCTCGGTCGCCAACTTGAATGCCGCGGAAAAGTTGGCATAGCGCAGCCTCTTGAGCTTCGCCGCATCCTTCATACCGATGTCCTCCAAGACTACGGCATCGAACATGGGCAGGATGTCGTTCGGGATAAACGAGCGAGCATCGCGAATGTCCTCACGAGCCTCGGCAGCCCATTCGGTTGACGGCAGGTGGCCGTAGACCGGATCCCCGCGCACCGTCTCTCCATACCGGGCCACGGGGGCTTTTGCGTCCATCTGAGCCGCTTCGTAGCGATCTCGATACCATTTGGTGGCGGCGAAGGTTTCGTCGCTCAATACGCCCCTGCCGTGCAGCAGAACAATCTGCGAGATCTGTACGCGCCTGTATCCGCTCAGCGCCCCATCTGCCCACTGCTTGTCGGCGATCTTGCGCGAGATGAAATCACCCTTGGCCAGCAGCTCCGGCGTGGGGGGAATCAATGTGTCAGCCTTGCTCCGCTCAATGCCCGCCTCAAGGTCGGCGAGGGCGATGCGGCGACGTTGTTCCGCTTCACGGTCGGCGGCGTCCTTCTCAAGCAGGGACAAAACCCTCATCTCGCTCTCATTCTTCCTTGCGGCCGCCTGAGCTAACTTTCGGGCAATGGTGTTGTACGTTTCAACGTGGGCGAGATATTCTTCAAGCCCTTGCGTTATAGCGCTGGAAACCACACGGTCGGCACCGGAAATCGCTTGGATTGGCATCACTTCTTCCCCTTTTTGCCGTGTACTTTGTCAGCCAGAATTTCGAGCTGCTTGCGATCGGTCCAGCTTTGCAGCCACTCAGGATTGATGAGCACCAGACCGTGGTTGTGGTATGCCAAGCGCGCCAGGCTGCGGGCATCCGAGGCGTTCGGCTCCTGATGGAGATGGGCAAAGCGGGCGAGAGGGCTGTTCATGCTGCTTTCCCCGCCCTTGCTAGAATATCGCTAACCATGTCCCCTCCTTGCTGGGCGACGATTTCCTTGTTCCTCAGAGCATCGCGGACGGCACCGTCGAAATATTTGAGGGTTTTCGGGATTGACCGCAGGTTAGAGGCACGGGCGGCAACGCACCTTTCCAGCATGTCAGGGTCGGCGCCCGCATCAATCCATGAGGCTATCAGGGCCAAGCTGTCCGCGTGTTGTCCCCAATTCAGCGATGGATCGGGCGGCACCAATCCAACCGCTTTATGAAGCGAGTGCATCAGAGCGACCATGTCTCCGTGGTTTTCGCCCTCGCGCGCAGCTAAGCTTTCTTTTCCTGTATTTCCTTTATTTATATTTGCGTCGCCGCCGCGTCGTTGCTGCGTCGCCGCCGCGTCGTCTGGTGCGTCGGTTGCCTTTGCGGGTAGCTGATATTTGTCGTAATTACATATGGTTACGACAGTTTGTCCTGCGTCGGTTGATGCGTCGATTATTTTCTCTTTTTGTAATGATTGTAGAAACCGACGCACCTTCGCCTCATCCCATCTCCATGCCTTAGCGAGGTAGCGAAGGGAGGCACAAAGCTGGCCGCGGTGAAGTTCGACCGTGCCTCGGGGGGTGGGTGCCCGCGTTTCAGAGTATGTTGCATTTTCGATCATCCACACGAAGGCATCTCTGCGCGAGAATGCTTCGTTACGAAACACGGGGTTTTCCATCCATCCGCGATGCATCAAGTAATATCCGCTCATGCGCGCCCCCTCACGGCCTGAAACGCCCCGTGGAATTCGCCCTTGCATGTGCCGCCGGTGCCATTGCGTCGCTTGGCTATGATGAAGTCGATCTCACCATGAACAAGCTCCAGAGCCTGCTCCCATCGAGCATGGTCATCCGTGCCAGGCCGGGGCTCTATCTGTTGCAAGTAGTATTCCTCGCGGTAGAGAAACATCACCGCATCGGCGTCCTGTTCAATCTGGCCAGAGTCGCGAAGATCGGAGAGCATCGGCCGTTTGTCGGCGCGCTTCTCTACTTCGCGGGAGAGCTGGGCTAAAGCGAGCACGCCGACATCATAAGTTTTGGCGATTGACTTCAAGCCGCGGGACACCTCGGAAACGGCCTCGTAAACACCCTTCGATTTACTGTCTGAGCGAAGTAGCTGGAGATAGTCAATCACGACCAATTCGAGCTTCTGACCCCTCGCCTCCATCCGGCGCTTCCAACGGCGAACCAGCATATTGAGGCGGCCAATTGTCAACGATCCTGCGTCGATGATGTTAAACGGTAGATCCTTGAAATACTGGCTAGCGCGATACACTTCCCGCCGGTCCTGACCTTCAAGGCGGTTATCCCTGATTTTGTCGTATGGAACCTGCCACGAGCTGTCGAACAGCACATCCGCCGTCGCTCTCTGCATCAGATCTATGCGAGACATTTCGAGGCTAACAAACAGCACCCCGTGCCCCTTGCGAGCCGCCCCTACCGAATAGGAGAGTGCCCACGCTGTCTTGCCCATCCCCGGACGGCCAGCGCCAATCACGAGATGATGTGGGCGAATAGGGCCAAGGCGTTTGTCGAGGTTGGGCATGACGCCGCACCGAACGCCATTTTCCGGTTGATCGTACTCAGCCAGCATGTCCTTGAATGCCTGCTCAGCGGAAACCTGTTTAACACCAGCCATTTCGTCAAGGCTGCCATCCAATATGGATGTGAGCGCGCTGTCGGCGTCCTCCATGATGCTGGCTATGCTGTCATCGCTACTCGTTTGATGTGAGCGCGAGATCAGATCCTGCATGGCGGTAATCAGCTTGCGGCGGCGGCTCAGGTCGCGAATCTGCTCTGCGAACTCACGCCAGCCGATATAGCTTGCCGAGACGGTCGATATTTGCACGAGATAGGCTGTACCTCCCACCTCCTTCAAGCCTTCGTCACCCTGAAGATGGGGCTTCAATGTGATTGGGTTGACCTGTCCGCCGCTAGCATGGATTTGGGCACATGCCCGAAAGATCCTACCATGCACCGTCACGTAGAAATCATCTGGGCCAACTATGTCAGAGACTGCGTCCGTTATGTCGCCATTGATCAATATCGAGCCAAGCAGCGCGGCCTCCGCCTCAATATTGTGGGGAAGGGCATCGTCAGGCGCATGAAGTGAGAGTGGTACAGCGTTCATATAGCCCCTCCCAAGAATACTTGGCGGAAGCGATTGAACGCGAGCAGCATTTGCTCCACATGCTCCCGGTCATGCATCAGCGCAGGGTTTTCCACCATCTCGCGCACCATAGCGGCATATGAGGACCATGCCTCATCCGCGGCAGTCCGCTTCCGGATAGGGATCACCTCCGCGCTCACCGCCCACTCCTCCAAGCCTTAACCTGATCAGCCGTGACCCCGACATAGGCCGCAGCCAGCACGTCCAGCGCATGGTCGGACATGGCCACGCCGTCCTTCTGCGCCTCCGCCTGTTTGCGCTCACGATGCGCCAGAGCGGTTCTGCGCTGCCATTCGCGTTGGTCGCTCATGCCGCGCTTCCTAATGGCTGGCGCAGGATTTCATGGGCCTCCCATGCGGGAACGATGCCCTCCATTGCGCACATGTATGAAAGGATTCCGATGGCCTCAGCCTCGTCGTGGCGCTGCGGCTTGAACCCAAGCTGCTGGCAGCGTTCCATCGCGTATTCCTTGAGTTGCTTGGTCTTGGTCCCACGCTTCATCGAGCCGATGAAATGGCGCCGCCATGACGATTGATTGACTGACCGGACCTTGCGGACACCTTTCGCTTCGCAGTAGCTGTCGACGTGGGCTGCGAGGCCCATCAGCGCAAAGATGGTGTCCTTGTTGGTGACGCCAGCGCCGGGGCCAAGATTTAAAGGTTCCTCGTATATGACGATCTCGAACGGGTGGATCTGATACAGGTCGTTCATGCACTGGTGCAGGCGCAGGAACGACCGCCCGGCCGACGTGAGTTCACTGCCGAGCGACCATGTGCCGGACACCGGCTTCGCCATGGAGGTTCCCCATAAGGCAAAGCCGGTCGACCGCTTCGACAGATCGAGCGCCAATATAGTGGTCATTCTTCCCGCTTCCATACTTGGTTCGTGGCGATGAGTTGGACGTGGCCCGCACTTAATCCGAGGGCGCGGCCCGTCTGAGTATAGGTGCGCCCGTCACTGACCATTTCTCGGACACGCCTGACAGTTTCGACGCTTATTTTGGTTCGTGCGTGCCGGGTTCCATAACGTAACGTGCCATGAAGCACCCTGTCAGCGCAGTTCTCTTTGGGCGTCGCCCAACGAAGATTGCTCAGTATGTCGTTGTGAGGATTGCCATCATTGTGGGCGGCTTGGTGTATGGGACTGGGTGGCGGGCCAACAAACGCCTCTAACATTAGTCTGGAAATCATTCTGGTGTGGATGCGACCACCCGCCCAGATATGCGCTGAACGATAGCGCGACACGTGGACAGAAAGGAGGGTGCCGGCAGGGCTTCTCCAGCTGTCCACAGCCTTCCGAACCCTACCTTCACTCGAAATTTCGTGCGTAGGAAATTCTTTTATAACCCGCCACTCTTCCATGTCAGTTAACCGACGAGAGTGTAGCCAACTCCACCGGCCTCCTCTTAGTGACCGGCATCGAGGGCGCATCGCTATCTCCCATAGCATCGACGAGATCGCTGCTGATGCCGATGCCGTCCTCACTCATGAGCCCATAAAGCGAACGGAGATAATCATCCCGCAGCTCATCGCTCATGTTGCGGATCTTGCGGAAATCCTTCGCCGCCGCCTTGTTGACGTGGCACTCATCTTCCACGATCTTCCATGCGGCGGACATCTCACCGCGGGCTTTGGCATTGCGCTCATCTTGGGGCTCAACGTCATTGGTAATGACCTTGATCGCCCGCTTGAAATCGGGGGTCTTGATAAGTTCGACCTCATCATCCTTCTTCTTGGCAGTTCTCGCCATCTCTTCTTCCTTTCGTGCTGTGCCGATCAGTTCGTATGCTTCTTCGGGCGGAGGATCGGCGGCGTCCGCAGCGAGCAAAAGTTTTCCTTCGATGTGCGACAGGCCGGATTCGACGCACGCGGTCATGAGCGACTTGCCTTCTCGGATTGCCCGCCGAAACAGGCGCTGCTGCATCGACCCGCCGCTCATGAGGGAATTCCGGTGGAGGGGGATTTCACCGGCGCAGTTGCTGTCGTGCAGGACTGCAGGGTAGGAGTAGCCCCCCGCGTTCCCTCCGGCCTGTAGGCGTCCATCAATCCCATCCCCCCTGTTTCGGCGCCACCGGACGCCGGGGAAATAACCGCCTTCGCGAGATCTTCGATTGCTATGTAGTAGAGCGGATCACCGCCGGGTGAGCGAGGCGTCAGAACCGACTCTACAAGCTCAAATGCGCCCGGCTTTCCGGTAATCCTCCGTATCGCGCCACGCTCCACAAGAGCGTTTATGTAGTAATGAACGCGGCTTTTGTGGGCTATGCCGCACCCCCTCTTTATGTCCGAAAGAGATGGCGTGATGCCGCCATTTGCCTCAACAAAACCGGCAATAAAGCGGAGCACCTTGAGCTGCCGGCGCGTCGGACTGATCATAGTGATGTCTCCGACTTGCGCATGGCGTCTCGTGCGGCACGGATGCTTGCCACCACCTCGTCGCGCGGTGCGATGGGCGCGCTACCGGGCAGAAGCTGGGAGGCCTTGAGGCGAGCGAGCCGCAGTTCGTTACGACGCTTCGCAACCGCTGCCGCCTGTGCGCGCTTGGCTTCTTCGCGCCGGGTAATGGCGGCGGGATGGCGCGACTGGCGCTGGCGGGAGAAGAGGGAGCGGAGGAGGGTCATGCGCCCTCCGGATTGAGCCATCGCATCCGCGTCTCACCGCGATACG